GTCGAATATGCCAACCTCGTCGAGGAAGGCGTGCCGATGCAGTATCGCCTGATCATTCCCGAGGGCCTGACCAGTTGGCAGGTGGTCCAGGGCTTGCTGGCGGCCGATTTCCTTGACGGCGAGGTTCAGGACATCCCGCGGGAAGGCATGTTGGCACCGACGACGATCGACGTGAACCGCGGCGCGGATCGCAGCGCCTTGTTGGCCGAGATGCAGGCCGCGCAGGAGCAGATCCTGGCGGAGGTCTGGGAGAACCGGGCCGAGGATATTCCGATCTCGACCCCGGAAGAGGCGCTGATCCTGGCCTCGATCATCGAGAAGGAGACCAGCGTGCCCGAGGAGCGGGGCCGGGTGGCTTCGGTGTTCACCAACCGCCTGAACCAGGGCATGCGGCTGCAGACCGACCCGACGGTGATCTATGGCGTGACCAACGGGCGCGGGATTCTCGGGCGCGGGCTGCGCCAGTCGGAGCTGCGCGGCGAGACGCCGTGGAACACCTATGTGATCGACGGGCTGCCGCCCACGCCCATCGCCAACCCCGGACGCGCGGCGATCGAGGCCGCGGTGAACCCCGACGACACCGATTTCGTGTTCTTCGTGGCGGATGGCACCGGCGGCCACGCCTTTGCCAGGACGCTGGAAGAGCATAACGCCAACGTCGCGCGGTGGCGCGCGATCGAGGCGGAGCGCAGCAACAACTGAGGCGCGGGGCTGCCGCTGGAGCTCGGGCCTCGGGGCGTGGCGGCGGCGTCTCACCGCTCCGATAAGCTCCGGTTTGTTAACCTTTGCGACGGATGATGCGCGCTTGCCGAGGGCAGCGCGCATTTTCTTTGGGGCAAGCGCGCGGTGCCTCTGCCGCCGTGGCCGCGCGCCAACCCTTGGGAAACATTGGTCAAAGCGCGCTCTGGTTAATCCTTCGTTAGCGCGCGGTCGGGATGTTAACCCTTTGAAAACGCAATATTAGTTGACCCACCGAACGGCCCATGGCACCAATTTGGGCAAGCTGGAAGATGTGGGCAAACGGCCGATCAAGGGCACGCCTTGGGGGCCGTTTCCTTTGTCCGGGTGAGACGGGGCGCCTTGCCCCGGCGGACCGGGGAGCGTTTCGACGCCGCCGCATTCTGCTCGTGACCGAGAGCAATCACGGACACGGGAACGACCAACATGACCAAACCTATCGATACCGACCCCTCGGAACAGGCACGGGACGAGACCCTGGCGCTGCAGGCGCAGGAGGCCTTCGACCGCGCCGTGCGAGCCTTGCAGGACAGCTGCAGGACGCTGGAACAGGCGCCCGACGCCGGAGAGGGCGATGTCACGAAAGCGGTGCGCCAGATGAATGGCGCGTTTCTGCACACCATGGAAATGCGGGAGAAGGCACGTGAAGCAGGTTGCAAACGTTTCGGATCGGGCGGGGCTGGAAAGCTCGACCTCGATGAAGCACGGGCTGAGATCGGGCTCCGCCTGGCTTGCCTGCGTGGATCGGGACACGGAAGCCGCCTTCCTGAGCTCTCTGAATGAGAACGCGCTGGCGTCCCTGCCGTGGCTGTTCGAATTCTGGGCCCTGCCGCACCAATTGCCCCCCGAGGGCGATTGGACCACCTGGGTGGTGCTGGGCGGGCGTGGCGCGGGCAAGACCCGCGCCGGGGCCGAATGGGTCCGCTCGATGGTGGAGGGGGCCACCCCCGAGGCGCCGGGACGCGCCCGGCGCGTGGCGCTGATCGCCGAGACCTATGACCAGGGGCTGGCGGTGATGGTGAAGGGAGAGAGCGGGCTGATCGCCTGCTCTCCGCCCGACAGGGTGCCGCGCTGGATCGCCACGGAGCGCAAGCTGGTGTGGCCCAACGGGGCGGAGGCGCGGGTGTTCTCGGCCCATGATCCCGAAGCCCTTCGGGGGCCGCAGTTCGACCTCGCATGGTCCGACGAGCTGGCCAAATGGCCGCGCGCGCAGGAGACCTGGGACATGCTGCAATTCGGCCTGCGGCTGGGGCAGCATCCGCAGCAGATCGTGACCACCACGCCGCGCAACGTGCCGGTGCTCAAGGCCCTGCTGGCGCGTGACGGCGTGGCGCATACCCATGCCCCCACCGAGGCCAACGCGGCCTACCTTGCGGATTCCTTCCTCAGCGAGGTGCGCCTGCGCTACGGCGACACGCGGCTGGGGCGGCAGGAATTGGACGGCGTTCTGCTGGATGACGTGGAGGGCGCGCTGTGGCTGCGGGCGGATCTCGACGCCGCGCGGCTGCGGGAGGCGCCGGAGTTCACGCGGGTAGTCGTGGCGGTCGATCCGCCGGTGACGGGCCATGCCGGGTCGGACGCCTGCGGCATCGTGGTGGTCGGCATCGTCGAAAGCGGCGATCCGGCCGCATGGCGGGCGGTGGTGATCGAGGATTGCTCGGTCCAGGGTGTGTCGCCCAACCAATGGGCCACCGCCGCCGTGGCCGCCTATCACCGCCACGGCGCCAGCCGGATGGTGGGCGAGGTCAACCAGGGTGGGCAGCTTGTCACCGACACCGTGCGCTCGGTCGATCCGACGATCAATTTCCGCGAGGTGCGCGCCTCGGTCGGCAAGGTGGCGCGGGCCGAACCGGTGGCCGCGCTTTATGAGCAGGGGCGCGTGGCGCACCTGGGCACCCACGCCGACCTGGAAGACGAGATGTGCAAGATGGCGGTGACCGGCTACGAGGGGCAAGGCTCTCCGGACCGGGTCGACGCGCTGGTCTGGGCGCTGACCGAGGGCATGTTGGTGCCCGCCAAGCGCCGGCTTAACCCGGCGATCCGCAACCTTTGACGACAGATTGAACCGGCCGCTTCCAGCGGGCGATGAACCGGGCGGCGCTGGCCAGTCCGATCTTGATGCATGACGTGAGGAGAGACTTCCATGGCTTTCGATTTCCTAAAGAAATCGCCGCAGAAACCGCCGGAGGCAAAGGCCTCGGCCAGTGCCAGGCTGGCGGTCTGGGGATCGTCTGGCCGCGTGGTCTGGAGCCCCCGGGACGCGGGATCCCTGACCAGGAACGGCTTTCTCGGCAACCCGGTGGGCTTCCGGGCCGTGAAGGTCATCGCCGAGGCAGCGGCGGCGCTTCCGGTGATCTGCGCCGATGCGGAACGCCGCTACGAGGCGCATCCCCTCCTCTCGCTGCTGGCGCGGCCGAATGCGGGCCAGACCCGCGCGGATCTTCTGGAGGCGGCCTTCGCGCAGCTGCTCCTGTCGGGCAATGCCTACATGGAGGCCCTCGTCACCGAGGCGGCATTCCCGGCGGAACTGCACGTCTTGCGCTCGGATCGGATGAGCCTGGTGCCCGGCGCGGACGGCTGGCCCAAGGCCTATGATTATACCGTCGGCGCGCGCAAGCACCGGTATCCGGCAGAGGTGATCTGCCACATTCGCAACTTCCATCCGCAGGATGACCACCACGGCCTTGCGCCGATCCAGGCGGCGGCCACGGCGATCGACGTGCACAACGCGGCGGCGCGCTGGTCCAAGGCGCTGCTCGACAACGCGGCCCGGCCTTCAGGGGCGATCATCTACAGCGGCTTGGACGGGGCGGGCACGATGAGCCAGGACCAGTTCGACCGCTTGCAGATGGAGCTGGAGAGCCACCACCAGGGCGCGCGCAATGCGGGGCGGCCGATGCTGCTGGAAGGGGGGCTGGACTGGAAACCGATGGGTTTCAGCCCCTCGGACATGGAGTTCCAGAAAACCAAGGAGGCCGCCGCCCGCGACATCGCGCTGGCCTTCGGCGTGCCGCCGATGCTGCTGGGCATTCCCGGCGACGCCACCTACGCCAATTACGCGGAAGCGAACCGGGCATTCTACAGGCTCACCGTCCTGCCGCTGGCCGAGAGGGTTTGGGCCTCGGTCTCCCATTGGCTGTCGGGCCTGTCGGGCGACGCGGTCGCGATCAAGCCGGACCTCGATGGGGTGCCGGCGCTGGCGGCCGAGCGCGAGGCGCAATGGCGGCGGGTATCGGAGGCCAGCTTCCTGAGCGACGCCGAGAAGCGCCGGATGCTGGGGCTGCCGGAGCAGCCCGAGACATGAGCGAGCCACGCGGGGTGAGCGGCTCCCGCTACCTCTATGCCCCGTTCGACGCGGCCAATGCGCAGATCGAGGCCAACGAGCGGGTGCAGCAGGAACGGTGGGCCGCGCTGGCGTTCCGGCTCGAGGCGATCGAGCGGGCGCTGCAACGGCAGGAAAAGCGGCTCTGGTTCGCGGTCTTCGGCGTCGTCTCGGTGATCCTGGCGCAGGGCATCAGCCAGCTACTTAACTTGAACGTCGGCGGATAGGAGCCTGATATGAATACGATTCTACCAAGTGGGCTGGAGGCGAAGTTCCAGCGTTTCGACAGCGATCTGACGCTTGACGACGATTTCGCCATCGCCGGATATGCCTCTCTCTTCGGGGCCCGGGACCAGGGCGGCGACAAGGTCGAGAGAGGCGCTTACGCCAAGTCCCTCGGGGCGGGCCGGAAGGTCAAAATGCTGTGGCAGCATGATCCGAGCGAGCCGATCGGCATCTGGGACGAGATCCGCGAGGACGCGCGTGGATTGTACGTGAAGGGACGTCTGCTGAAGTCCGTCGCCCGGGCCCGCGAGGCGGCGGCCCTGACCCGCGC